GATAGGTAAAGGTGCCCAAACTGCATTTATTAGTGGTGGTAATGGTCCTACTTACTCAGGTAATAACAGTGCAAATTTTGGAACAACTTCAGACAGACGCATTAAGAAAAACATTGTTGATAATAATATTGGCTTAGATGCTATTAATAAAATTCAAGTTAGAAACTTTGAATACAGAACACCAGATGAAATAGAAGAGTTATCTCCAGATTGTGCTATTCTTCAAGAAGGAGTACAGGTAGGTGCAATAGCACAAGAAATGCAAAAAGTATTGCCAGAATGTGTAACTCAAGAAAGTACAGGTGCATATACTGTTCAACAAGATGCTATGGTCTGGGCGTTAGTAAATGCAATCAAAGAACTATCAGAAAAGAACGATGCTCTTGAGGCTCGAATTAAAGAATTAGAAGGTTAAATATGGAGTTAATACCACGCCATTTTCCCAACGTAGGAGTTGTCGAAGGACAACTTCCTGAAGGTGTTGTGGCTAACCTATGGTCTATGATTGAAGAGGCAAGGGAAGAGCCAGATGACATGAAGCCTGAACTTGCAGGTAACATCAGCTCCTCTATACGCCTTGATGGCGGCTCACCATTGCTTGAAGAATTTATGAGTGAGTTACTTCCTTCTTTTATTGATAAACATGTTGAGTCTTATGGCTCCCCTTGGCGAGTTGTTATGAAAGAAGGTAAAAGTCTTAATTTAAATAGTTTCTGGGTAAACTTCCAGAAGAAGCACGAGTTTAATCCACCACATGATCACGGTGGAGTCTATAGTTTTGTTATATGGATGCAAATACCTACATCCTACGCAGAACAGCGCAAACTACCTGTATGCGCTAATTCAAATGCAGATAATCACATATCTAACTTTGCGTTTAGTTATACAAATACATTGGGTAAAATATCTACATTTGCGTACAATATGGAAAAAGAAGCAGAAGGTTACATGGTTATGTTTCCCTCGCAGATGACCCACCAAGTTTTTCCGTTTTATGAAAGTGATGAAGAAAGAATATCAATATCAGGTAATATTACTATAAAGGAAGAATAAAATGGCAAGAGAATCAGATCAAATTGCACAAGATTACTCAGCAATGTTGGGCAGTGTAAGTGTTATCACTGAAGTTATAGCGACACACGACAAAGGTGGTTCAGCAACAAGTGACGACTTCTCTGGTGAGATGACGACAGCAGAAAAGAAAGAGCGTGTCGCTAGAAGTAAAAGTTACTTAGATCACATGAAAGCATTAGACGATTGGGGCAGTGAAGATATGACTCCAGTGACAAATGCGATTAATGCAGCTACGACATTTATAGGATAAAAGGAGAAAATAAATGGACGCTTTAATATCATCTGACGATCATAATGCAGATGGCACACGCAAAAATGCCAAATTAGCAGAGGATTACGCAGCAATGGGTCATTCAATAGACCTTATTAATGCTGTTATTGCTGGTAACGCTATGGCTAACAAACCAGATAGACCACCGATAGTAGCAAAAGAAAGACAAGACTGTGTAGACAGAAACGTAGCACACCTTGAAGACATGAAAGCTATGACTGATTGGGGTAGCGAAGATATGACTGCAACTACCAATGCGATTAATGCAGGAAAAGGTTACACCGCGTCTTAGAGGGTTTTTATGAAAGTATTAAATAATGCCGTTAACAAAGCTACAGTTTAAACCGGGTATAAATCGAGATGTAACCTCTTATTCTAATGAAGGCGGTTGGGTCGATAGCGATAAAATACGTTTTAGGTTTGGGTTTCCTGAAAAAATAGGGGGTTGGGTAAAATACTCTTCGTCAACTTTTTTAGGAACTTGTAGGGCTTTACATGCTTGGGTTACTTTAAACGGCACTAGATACCTTGGGTTAGGTACTCATTTAAAATATTATATAGAAATAGGTCAATCTTATTTTGACGTAACACCAATTAGAAAAACAAGCACAAACTCAATTACGTTTGCAAAATCTGCAACAGGTTCCCCTCTTATTAATGTAACAGATAGTAGTCACGGAGCCGTTGCTAATGATTTTGTTACAATTTCTGGTGCGGTTAGTCTTGGTGGTGTAATTACTGCGGATGTTTTAAATCAAGAATATCAAATAACTTCTATAACAAGTGAAAACGTTTATGTCATTTCAGCTAAAGATACTTCTGGTACTACGGTAAATGCAAATTCCAGCGACACGGGTAATGGGGGGAGCGGTGTTGATGGCTCGTATCAAATAAATGTTGGTTTAGATACCGAAGTGGGCGGAACTGGTTGGGGTGCAGGGACATGGGGAAGAAGCACATGGGGATCAGGGACAGATGTAGGCGTTACTACTGAATTACGATTATGGAGTCACGACAATTACGGAGAGGATTTACTTATAAACCCAAGAGATGGGGGCATATATTATTGGGATTCTTCCGCAGGAACTTCAACGAGAGCCGTTGAAATAGGAAGTGTTTCAGGAGCATCAGATACTCCTACCATAGCTAAACAGGTAATGGTTTCGGACAATAACCGTCATGTCATTGCTTTTGGAGCAAACACTATTAACACAACTGTTCAAGACCCCTTATTAATAAGATTTTCTGACCAAGAGAATTATTTGGATTGGACTCCAGTAGCAACTAATTCGGCAGGAGATTTACGAATTGGTTCAGGATCTAACTTTGTAAGAGCCCTTGAAACAAAACGCGAAATATTAATTTGGACAAATAGCTCGTTGCATTCTATGTCTTTTTTAGGGGCTCCCTTTACATTTGGCATCCAGCCGTTGTCTTCTGGCATTACGATTATGGGCCCTAATGCAGTCGCAGCCGTTAATGACATTGTTTTTTGGATGGGTAAAGACAACTTTTATATGTATGATGGACAAACAAAACAATTACCTTGTTCGGTTAAAGAAGAAGTATTTTTTAACTTTAATGAGGGCCAAGAAGAAAAAGTTTATGCGGGTGTTAATTCTGAATTTAGCGAAATTACTTGGTTTTATTGTTCTGACGACAACTCTGTGGCTAATGGTGGTACAGGAGAGAACAATAAGTATGTTAGTTTTAATTATGGAGAAAACGTCTGGTATTACGGAACTTTATCTCGCACGGCGTTTATGGACCGCGGCCTACGGACCTATCCGACTGCAACAGCGTCAAATTATGTTTACAGCCATGAGGTGGGATACGATGATGACGGGTCTGCAATGACCACTTCTTTGGAGTCAAGTCCTATAGACGTAGGTGATGGAGAAAAATTTGTATCTATAAATCGAATTATTCCTGATTTTACATTTAATGGTTCTACGGATTCTTCTCCAACTGTTGATATGACAATGAGTATGCAAGATTTTCCCGGATCATCTTATTCGCAAACATCTACAGATACTACTGAACTTACTGCAAGCTCTACAACAACAGTTCCTTTTGAGCAATTTACGCAAAAAGCAGATATTAGGTTACGGGGCAGGTCTTTTGCATTGAAAGTTTCGTCAACAGGAGCGGGAGTGCGTTGGCGATTAGGTAGCCCTAGAATAAACTTGAGAGAAGATGGACGACGATAATGGCTGGTAAAGTAACTCCTTTTCCAAAATTACCTACGCCTCCTATAGAGATAAATGAGCGCTATTTAACTGATTTAGTTAGAAGTTTGGAAACAATTATATCTCAACTTCAAAACCCCGGCCCACAAAGAGGGACAACTCAAACGCTTACAAATCTACAAGAAGGGAACGATGTTGGTTTAGAAAAAGGCACTCTTTGGGTAAGTACTTGCTCAAATAATGATGACGATGGCTATGTTAGAATAGCTTTATTAAATTTAAGTGCATGTTCTGGAGTATCAGGAACAAGCACATTAGGAAGTGTAACGGTATCGATTTCCTAAGAAAATGTTGAAGACTACTAGATTATGTATTAAAAAAGACGTACAATGAAAAAAATTAGCCTCTACGGAGAATAATATGGCGGCAGAAGCTCTTACGGAAGACAATATACCAAAAGGCGGAATAGCGGGTTTTATAATGCCCGATGAAGATTTTGCTTTTTTGGAAGCAGAAAATGCGCGTAAGGAGCTTGGATCTTCTGGAATAGCTGAATTTAGCAGTATTGCTCGACGCATGGCATCTTACGGTCGTTTTGGGGATGATACTGTTGCCCACGTTCAAACAGGTGAAATTGTTGTTCCGCGTAGATTAATAGAAAAAAGTCCTGAGTTAAAAGAATCAATTTTTCAACACCTTAGAGATCAAGGTGTTTTAGAACCTGAAAGATATGTTGTAGGCTCCTCAGACAACTCCATTAACCCTGAAACAGGGTTGATGGAGTTTGGTTTTTTCAGCGATATTTTTAATGGTGTTAAGAAAACCCTTAAAAAAATATCTGGGTTTGTGCTTCCTGCGGTAGGTTCTATGATTTTTGGCCCAGTTTGGGGCGCGGCGCTTGGTACTGGTGTCGCTACTTTATTACAAGGTGGAGATGTTAAGGATGCGTTAAAAGCGGGTTTGGGCGCTGGAGTAATTGGCGGAGCCGCTTCTTTTGCGGGTGGAGCTATGAAAGGTGGCGTTGGCGGAGGAATGAGTGCATTACGAAGTGCCGCTAATCCAGCAAATGTACGACTTGGACTAAGTAATGTAGGTGATTTAGTTCAAGGCAAAGGAAGCTTTTCAGACACCTTTGGTAATATAACTGGTCAATACAGTGATATGGGGGGTCTTGAATCTCAAGGCGGCGAAACTGGTGGTTTTTTTAGTAAAGTAAAAAACGCTATTATTCCAAAAGATGATGTTACTTTAGAAGAAGTTTTAAAAATAAAATTTCCAAATACTGAATTATCAGAAATTACCGCTCCTCAACTTAAAATTGCGGAGTCTATTGTCGAGTCGAGTAGGCCAAGTCTTTTCAAAAAATACGGACCTTTAGCAGGAGCGGGATTAGCTGCCACATATTTAGCAGGCGGTTTTGATGTTAAAGAAGAAGACGATATTGATCAGGAAACGGGGCAAGATTTAATAGACGCAAACAGAGAAAAATACATTGTACAAGGGTTAAATCCCTACCGTGTACCAATTTATGCCGCTAAAGGTGGCGCAATGGGTGATGTTTTTCCTAGACGAACAGGTGGAATAATGCCAAACGAGGGTATTCCTAATAAAGACAGCGTAAAGGCTTTAGTTATGCCCGGAGAATTTATTTTAACAACAGACGCAGTTAAAGGCGCAGGGGGCGGTGATTTAAACAGAGGTATTAATAACTTGTACGGCGTTATGCGTAATCTTGAAAGTATCGGAAGGAGCGCTTCGTAATGGCTACCGAAACACTTATTCAAAGAGAAGCCCCAGAGGTAGAAGCCTATAAGCTGGGTCTTTTAGAGTCTGCAAAAGGTTTAGCAGACGTACCTTTAAATTTACCACAACAACAAATTGCAGGAATGTCTGGCCTACAAACAGAAGCCCTACAAAGAGCGCAAGCAGGTTTGGGCTCGTATCAACCTTATTTGACCCAAGCAGGATATACTATGGGGGATGCGGGAACAGCCTTTGGACAAGGGGTTGCGGGGCTTACTGGAGTAGCCGATGCCTACGACCCAACAAGCTACACAGCTTACATGAATCCTTTTGAAGATGCCGCAGTACAGCAAGCTCTGGCTGATATTCAAAGAGCAGGAGATATTAGAGCATTAAGTTTAGACGATGCCGCAGTAAAAGCAGGTGCTTTTGGCGGTTCGCGGTCTGGGGTTCAACGAGCAGAATTAGATAGAAATGTATTAGGTGAACAGGCAAGAACCGCCGCAGGATTGAGGCAGGCAGGCTATGAAAGCGCGGCTCAACGCGCTCAAGCCGCTTTTGAAGCGCAAAAACAACGCGCTATTTCTGGATCTCAACTGTATGGTCAGTTGGGTCAGGGCATCGGTCAATTAGGTGGACAAATGGCTTCATTAGGTCAATTAGGCCAGCAACTTGGTCAGCAAGATGCTAGTTTTGGTTTTGATATGGGTAAATTCCAGCAAGCTCAACAGCAAGCTGAGTTAGAAGCTTTACGCGCCAATCAATTACAACAAATGTACGAACCATACCAAAGGATATCGTATCTCTCTGATATTTACAGAGGTGCGCCATCTACTCAATCAACTATTACGCAAACATCTGCACCATCGGTGTCTCCAGCGCAATCCTTTTTAGGGTTGGGCATAGCAGGACTAAGTGCAGCAGCAGGAGCCAAAACAGCGGGGTTATTTTAATGAATAGAGCAATTTTAGATAGACAAATGTTTGCAGGAGGCGGGGCAGCTTTTCCTGATTTAAGTGGTGATGGCAGAATTACGCAAAAAGATATCTTAATGGGTAAAGGCGTAATTCCTATGGCAGGCGGTGGAAACCCTATGGCCCGCGGCGAACAGATTAAATACTATGAAAATGGTGGCGGACCTGAAACTTTGGTTCGAGGTATTTTAGGAAGTATCTTGGAATCAGCTGGATCTGGAGCCCTTGATAATTTAGGAAAAGGGGCTGTAGAAAATTTAATATCGCAAGCTGTAAAGTTGGGCGGACTAGGCGCTGGAGAAACAATGGCGGTTATTCTTAACAACCAATATGGTGCAAGAGAAAAAGATACTACAGGCGCTTTTTTAGAAATTCAACGGCAGATGCAAGAACAACAAGCAGACATGGGTCTAGAAGCCGCGAGCCCTATGGTAGGCGCCACTCCTCCCACAAGAGCTATTAAACCCGGGGGACGTATGGGAGGAATCCCCATGGCAGAAGGCGGAATGGTCGAAGAAGGTGTTGGATCTCTCATGGCTCAAGAAACAATGCCAAGTCCCGAAGCCGCTATGGAAGACGCTGTTATGGGTGCGGCAGAAGGTATTGGCGCACTCGACGCCGCTCAAGACTACGAACAAGCAATTAATTCTGTTCGTGGGGATCAAATGCCAATAGAAGCACGCTACGAAGAATTAGCTAGTTTTGTTGGTCCAGAAGACGCGGCCCAAACACCAGAGTCCGTGTTAGCACTTGTTCAACCTGTTTTAGAAATGGCAGAAATAGACCAAGGCATTGGTTCTATTGCTCCTGAAGCTATGGGTGGAGACGCCCCCATGACGCCTGAAATGGCGGGAGGTATAATGTCTAACGTGCCCGAAGCGGTTCCGATGGAGGGACCTCCTGAAAATTTTAACCAAGGCGGGGTGGCTCGCCTTAAAAATGACCAAATAAGGTATTACGCTGACGGCGGACCAGTTTTTAATTTCCGAAAAGGCGGAGATCCTGCGGATGCGGAACTGAGAGCGGAGCTAGATAAAAGACTTGGGTTGTTTCAAGAATTAGGTTTAGGAAGCGAATCAGACCGTGCAAGAGCTTTAGAAAACCAACGAAGGGCGTCAAAAAGTGGAATGCTGTTTGATATAGCCGATGCAGCGTTACGGTTTGCGGGCACACCTGTAAGACCGGGAATGAGTGTAGCATCTACTGCGGCGGAAAGTTTGGCGGCAAGCAAATTGTTTCCTAGAATAAGTCAACGAGCCGACGCAATAACAGATTTTGAGCAAAAACAATTGTCTGATAAGCGCACATTAAACCTTGCTGCATTAACGCAATCGGAAACTTCTTTAGCAGCAAAAAAAGCGTCAGAAGCTTCTTTAGCAAAAGAAAAATTAAACAACGCCGCAGAACTTCTTCAATTAAGAGAAAAATTAAGTGCGGAAGAAAAAGCCGCTAAAACGGGGCAAAAATATGCATTAGAATTAGCTAGGGAAAAAGGTCGATTAGCACAAGCTTTAGAAGATATTAAAGGGGATAATTCAGACAGAGCTATTACTTTAAGGGCTAAATTAGAAGCTGAAATAGAAAAAACAAAAAATGATTGGCGTGTAAATGCGGTTCAAACTGATTTTGATAACAGTAAAAAATTGTTGGGCCTTAAAACAACAGAAGATTTAGTGATTGTAGAACAAAATTTTGAGAATTCGTTAAAAACGTTAGATCAACAACTTAAAAATGATTTAACAAAAATAGATGCAGGTCAAAAAAATGAACTTGAAAGAATGAAAGTTAAAGACGAGTATGACCTTAATAAATTAAACCTTACTCAACAGAATAATTTAGCTCTTAATGAGCAACGGGCAGGTCTGGAAACAATTGCCCGTAAAGATGCACAAGCGTTCACTGCAAAAGAAAATGTGTTACGAAGAGCTTTTGAAAAAGCTGCGGCAGGAGATGAAGCGACTTTAAAACTAAGATTACAACAACGAGGTTTTGATGCAAATAAAGATGCCGCCGCTTATGATGCGGCACTTCGCAAAGAATTATCACAAATGGGTATTTCTGCGGACATTGATGCTGCAAAGTTTGAAGCTGACCTTAGAAGAGAATTAAAAGAAATGGACTTTTCACAAGCTGAAATAGACCGTGAAATAAATAAAGTCCAACAAGCTTTTGAAAACGAAATTACAACAGAAAAATTAACTTTAGAAAAAGCGAAACAGGTTCTAGATGAAAACTATAAAATGCGTTCAATAGCTTTAGATGAAGAATTAGCCGCAATGCCTGACTTTATGTTTGAGCAAATAGACGATGGTAACGAAACAATACTTATGAAGATTAATAAAAAAACTGGGGATTCTTCAGAAGTTTTAAGAACAAAAATAGCTCAAGAACCAGATTATCGAAATATTACATTTAAAGGTAGAACTACTCCTGTTGATATAAGTACGGAAGCAGGCAAAAAATTAGCAGACAGTGTTGCCGCAGCAGTAGCGTCAGGTGATACTACCGCTAAAATAGAAAAAATTGGAACAACTCGTCAAGTAAATCCAAAAGCTTATTTTAGTGAGAATACGAAAGAAGTGCTTATGTCATATGACAGGGGCAACACTTTTGTTAGACCTGATGGAACCATTGTTTCACAAGCTGATATGACAGGAACGGTGTTTCCGTTAAGTGACGAAAAAACATACGAAATTCATAGAAATTCCCGAATAAGCGCTAGGGCTTTAGAAAAATTAGGAGAAATAGATTCAATACGTCTTAGCGGAATAGATACATCTTTGAAAGAGGCTGGTTTAAAAGCACTTTCTGACGACGATAAAAGAACATATTTAGAAGTTTCTAAGAATATTAGAAAAGGTACAGGAGTTTTAAGCAAATTTGCTGCCCTTATTAACGGAATAGTTGGTCAAATTCCGGGAATAGGTAAGTTTTCTTCAGAATTATTTAAAGACAATACGGAAGCTCGCCAATATGTAAGAACGGCTAGAATAACGCTTAGAGCGGCGTTAGTTAATTCACCAAGGTTCCCTGTAACAGAGTTACAACAAACAGAAGAACTGTTAGCAGACGAGAAAAATTGGATTGTTAACCCTTATTCTGAAGTAGGAAGAATGGAAGATTTGGCACGAGTTCTTCAGAGTAAAAAAGCTACGTTATTAAAAATGGTTGCTGAAGGTCTGCAAGATCAAACTATGACTAGTGCTGCTCGCACAAAAATTATGGAAATTGAATTAGCAGAAAAATACTTGAGCCCGTTATTAGAGATAAGTAGAGCATCAGGTGCTTCTGAGGTTACTTCAGGATACACTGAAGAAGAATTAGAAGCTATGCGAAATGTTATTCAGCAATAGGTATATAAAATGGTAGAACAAATTGAAAAAGAAGATCTTTATGAAATTGTAGATGACCCTGCTGTTTTTAATACGGAGCCTATTAAAGTAGAGCCTGTTGTTATTTCAAGTAGAGGTATGAGCGACTTTATAAAAATGTTTGGCACAGGAAAAGAACAGATAATAGATGGTCGTAGAACCTTTACGCCAACCAGTTCAATTCTTGCAAGACAAGTAGCGGGAGAATTAAATCAAAGATATCCTAGTTTAATTACATATCAAGGTTTGTTGGACGGAACTGCGCCGTACTTTGACACAGATCCTATAGCTAAAAACAAAGAAGTTCAAACAAGAGGGCTTACTGACGATCAAATTTTAACACTTTTTTCAGTAGATGAACTGGGAAGACCTTTAGCTGGAAAAGAACTTAATACTTACATCGAAGGATTTAAAAGACAAATTGCTCCATCTACCGTTGGACTTGCCGCGGCGGTAAAAGGGGCTAAACTAGGCGCTAAAGCTCCGGGGGCTCCTCAAATAAAAGCGTTAAGTGCTATAGGTTTAGGCGCGTTAGGTCTTATTGGCGGAGAAACTGCTACAAAAAAATTTCAAGTAGCTCTTGGAGACGTTCTTTCTGATTATCCAAAATTAGTTGGTTTTTTTGGTTTAGGAACAGAACGTGTTTATACGCCCGGTCAGAAAGCAAAATACGAAGCAGGAAAAACAGCGGCTTCTTTTACGCCTTATGTAGTACCTAAATTTTATTTATCTAAAAATGTAGATTTGGGTGGAGCAACTTTAGCGCATAATATTTTAAAAAACGCTACTCGAATTGCGGACAAGATTAAAGCAGGTAAAAAAGTTACTGAGGCTGAACTTAAAACCCAAGGCGTCAAAGAATTACTAGGCGGAAAATACACTTTATTTTCACCCTTTAAGAAAAAAACAAAAAATCCTGTACCTTTGTCTTTAAGATTAGTAGGTGCAATGGAAAGAATGTTGTCTAATTACGGAACTTTTTCTAGAACAAACCCTATTTTTGCGGGAGTTATAGAGGGTACGTCTGCTTTGGGCGCTACTCTTATGGCAGAGCGGGCCGAAACAGCATTTCCTGAAAGAGCTGGTCCAAGACTTGGTGCAGAATTAATTGGCGCGGCAGCTCCAAGTGTTCTTTTGCCAAGATTAGGTAGTTATTATATTCCAGCTATAGGAAGAGCGGTAAGAGATTCTACTTATACGCCTTTTAAAGAAGGTGGTTTACCTAAAGTTTGGTCGGATAATCTTGAACAGGTAAAAAAACTAGGTGGTGTTTTAAAAGGAAAAAGTGAAAAAAGAACATCTAAAAATATTTACAAGCAACTACTTAAACCAGAAAATTTTCCTGACGGAAAAGTTCCTACGCAAGAAGAATTTTTAAAAATTTTTGGCGAAGATGGTTTATTAGAAGCAAAAACTATAGCTCAAAGAGAAAAAATTTTAGGAAGACCAATGACTGCTCTTGAAAAAGAACAGTTTAAAAATAGAATTAACTGGACTGTCGCAGATTCGGTTACGGGTACTAAATATGAGTCTATTATTGTTGCTTTACAAGCAGCCGCTGAAGCAACTAGCCCAAAACTTGCCTTACAAAGACAAGGGCAACAAGCCTTGGCAAACGACAATTATATAACAGTTATTCAAAAACTTGTAGAGACAGGAGATCCTAGTTTAATAAGAATTGCAGCAGAAATGAGTTTTGATAGCTTTGAAACAGGTCATGCCGCTAAAATTGAGGATGCTGTTAACGAAGTTTTGATAGCTTTTGAAAAAGTAAAAGGAACAGATCCAAGCACTAATCAAGAGCTTGGTATTAAATTGTATGAAACAATAAACAATCTTTTAAAGAAAGCTAGGAGAACAGAAGAAAATATATGGCGGGTCTTAGATAACGTTGAATTAACTGAGTTTAGAAATACAAAAGGAGAACTTATTAGCCAGCCTAATTTTATTACTGCGTGGGAAGAAGCTTTGCCTAGAGTAAAAGAAGCTTCAAATTATGCTACTAATCAATTAAAACCAATAAATGATTTTGTAGAAAGAAATAGCAAAGAATTGGAAGAAGGCACGGCTTCTATTTCCTTACAAGACCTTAGAGAAATGCGTTCTTTGGCTTTAGATATATCTAGAGATCAAAACACACGACTTCAAATACAACGATTAGCGGGTATTTTTGCAGAAAGTTTATATGATGACATGTCTTCTTTGCCACAAGGTTCACTTTTTAGTTATGATGCCGCAGTTGCTTACAGTAGAGCGCTAAATGATACTTTTACAAGAACTTTTAGCGGACCTCTTAATATGAAAAACAGGGGGACAGGTGCTTTGCGGATTCCTCCTGAAATAAGGGGTGCAAGATTGATGACAGGAACGTCTGATACAGCTTTATTAAGACAATCTGAGTTAGAACATGTTGCTGAATTTGCAAGAGCCCAAAATTTAGAAGGCTTTGAAGACGATATAATTACGTTAAATAGTGTAAGAGATGGCTTGTTAAGAAACATGTTAACAAAAAACGTTTTAAAGTTGAAAACAAAAGAGATAAATCAAACTGCTTTAAACCAGTGGTTAGAAGATCCTGTTAACCGAGAGTTTTTATCTTTACCTGTCTTCCAATCTTTAAAAGACGATTTAAGTAACGCAGACATGGCACAAAGTCTTTTGGTAAATTTACAAAAAAGAAAAAACGATGAGCTTAAAACTTTAAAAAAGAATACAACTTTTTTAAATTTTCTTCCTCAAAGTAAGTTACCTGATGGTGTTAGAGGAAAAGAATCTCCAGCAAAAATTGTAGGAATTGCAATTGAAGACGATTTTCCTATAAATAGTTTAAACAACATTCTTGCTTTTGTTAACGGAGGTAAAACTCGAACAGTGGCTGGAGTTGAAATAACTGGCCTTCCCGACTTAAATAGGGCAGATAGGGTAGTGGCACGAGACGCTATAAAAAGTGCAATACTAGAACATTCTTTTTTAAAATCGGATATAAACAGCGGGGCTTTTAGTCCAACCGTAATGTATCAAAGTATTTTTGATCCTATGAAAAACACAGGTTTAAGAAGACCGGGAAAAAATATTGGAGGTGTTTCTTTGTCCGATTGGATGACGACAAACAAAATAATTTCCCCTAAAGAATTAAAAAACATAAAAAACATGTTAGGAGACATGGTAAAATATGAAGCTATGGATCAAGCAGGTAAACTTACCGACGAAATTTTAGGTGCGGATACGAATGCCGCATTAGATTTATACATAAGATTAGCTGGTTCTAAATTAGGTGCTACCGCGGCAGGTACACTAGGAGCAGGTGCAGACAGTCTTATTGTACGATCAGCGGGTGTTCGTTTTTTACAAACTATTTTACAAGACATGCCAAAAAGTATGGATATGGCGTTTGCGGGAAAATTATTTCAAGACCCTGAATTGATGGCTTCTATGGTTCGAGCCGCAGGAGCAAATAATGCATCCGCTAAACAAAAAAAATCTATTGGATCTCGTTTTGTTGATTTACTTACTGTTTACGGTTTTAGAGAAAGTTTTCCTTTATTAGGTTCAAAAAGCAGAGAAGCTGTTGAAAACATAGTAGAACCTACTATTGAAAATTTAATGGAAACTTTTACTGGCGAAGGCGCCGAAAAAAACAACGATAAATCTAGTTCTGTTGTTCTACCAAATCAAAACGAGCTTAGAACAAGTTTCTTACAGCGACAGTCGGATGGTTTCCCTCCCACCACTAATCTGACAAGTCCTGCTTCTGGTCCCGGTCAAGTAGACCGGGCCAGATATGTCGCGTTGTTTCCAGAAGACAGGGATTTAATAGGAATAGAAAGTTTAATGACATGATGAGTTATAAAAAAAATAAAATGAGTGTTCCTCGACAAACGGTTATTAACGATCAACCACACATGCTTGCCTATATAAATCCTCAAGAAGCAATGATGCTAAAGAGTATGGGCGGAGCAGGAAAACCGGGTCCCGGCGGCGTACCTGCGTTTTATTATGGATTTGATTTTGGTGAAGCAGGGCGTGGTAAAGACGACAACAGTCGCGATGGTGGTGACGCACCACAAAATTTTGGTTATGGAGATCAAACAGTGTCTGTCGATAATGATCAAGGCCCTAGTCAAGCAGACATAGACGCAGCAAACGCAGCAAACGCAGCAAAAGCGGCAATTGTTCGAGAACAGCAAGAGGCCGCAGCTCTTGTTGATGCACAGAACCAAGACGAAATTGATGCGCGAAGAGAAGCTCGAAAAAGATCAGGAATAGAAGCTTTAAATAGAAAAAATATAGCTACAGATCCCGAAGCATTGACGGCTAAAAAAATAACAGAGTTTTATAAAAATCCGATGGCTCGTCCAAAAAAAGGTATTTTTTCAGAACTTGTAACAGGTTCAATACCGGGACAAATTTTTCAAAATATCTTTAATCAAAAAAATATTATGAGAAATAAATTACAACAGCAAGGTAATTACAGCGCTGATGGAGGTTTTGGTATTGGTTCGTTAATGAACAAGATGTTTAATACAAAAGCTGAAAGACAAATTGCCATTAGAGATCAAGGTGGAAATGTAATAGGCGTCGTTGGCTTTAATGAAAAAGGTACGCCTGTAAGTCATACAGGACAATTAGCTGGATTTATGGATGCTGTAGATTATACGGATCAAGGTAAAGGTAAAATTTCTCAAGGTGAATTAGTTGATTTTGGTCAAGACAATGAATTTGGCCTTGGTTTAGGACCAGAAAGTTTTACCTCTTCTGACGAAGGAGTTGATCAAAACTTACTTGCAGTTAGAAAAACAGATCCTTGCCCCGAAGGGTTTGTTTTAGATCCAGTAACAAATACATGTGTTCCAATTAGTGACACCATTTTTCCTCAACCTTCGCCACCTGAATTATTACAACCTGAACCTGCTCCACCACCTGTTGTAGAACCCAATACAACAACGCAAATGGCTAATGTTTTAGTGCCCACAAACTATCCTTTATTAGGAACACCTGTATCACCTGTATCACCGTCCGTAGATCCTTTTACACGGCCCACGGTTCTCTTTAATCAAGGCGGCGTTGCAAGCTTGAACGACGTTGCACGAAACATGTCACGCGGCCCACGGGGCATTGCAGGATATGAAACGTATATGAGGTAGCATATGGCAGACAACCGCCCTTTATTTTTAGCTTCAGAACAAATGTATTCCCCTAGTAATGTAAAAATAAATTTAGATCCTCCAATTCCTAAAATACCTGCAACAACTCAAACTCAAGCTCCTGTAGCGGCAGAATTAAATATAACAATGCCTGTAGATCCAATTGATGAAACTCCGTACAGTGATATGATGCGTTTTAAAAGTGATTTAATTTCAAAAGCTATGCGATTGTTGGGTCCACAAAGGGCTACCGCAGAAACATATCGGATGTTGTCGGAGGCGCCACTTGGAGACGTTATGGAACTTGTAGATCGATTAACACCTAAGTCAGCCAAGTAGCCGCCTCTTCTCCTAAAACTTGACCCGCTAACCCTACTTTTTTGCGTAAGGCGCTCAATACTTTCTCATCTATGGTGCGTGGCGATACCAAATCAACATATGTAACAGACTTTTTCTGTCCAATACGATGCGCTCGATCTTCGCTTTGCAGTCTTATTTCTAAATCATACGAATTAGAAAAGTAGATAACAGTGTTAGCTTGATGCAAAGTTATGCCAAAACCACCCGTTTTAGGTTGACCTACAAAAAATCTTAGCTCACTATTCGCGTCTTGAAACTTATCAACAATCTCTTGACGTTCTTTTTGTGGTGTTCCTCCAAAGTAAGTTGCGACCGAATCGGGCCCGAAACGGTCGCGCAGGGCCTGTGCGATCCGTTGAATGTCATAAGTGTATGACGCCCAAATTATCGCCTTCCCTGAAATCTCGTCTACCACGGACATAAGACCAGATAGACGGTTGTTTGGTATTGGTTGAATTTCTCCATCGTCAGGTTGGAAAAACCCACAGCAAATTTGTTGTAGTCGCATGATTTGTGTAAGCACACTTTCGGTAGTTGCAAGCTCACCGTTTTCCAGTTGGGCAAGCGCCAATTTCTTCATCTGAGTGTACACAGTCAACTGTTCGTCCGTCAGTTCTATCTGACGGCGCGTATAGACCTTCTCTGGTAGGTCTAAGCATTCTTCTTTTAGGATACGGTTACTAAACGCTAATAGCTTCTCATTAAGCTCGTCTAAGCGTCTGTAGCCTACAATCTCTTGAAAGCTTCGATTGCCCATTGTTCGGCTCTGAACCATTGCATACCTACCTTGAAAAGCAAAATAGCTGTTAAACCCTAACGCACGGGGCGACAGGAAGAAACATTGGCTAAATAAATCCATCGGAGACTTTGTAACAGGCGACCCTGTTAGTATCCGACGGTACAACGATACGTTCCGTAGCTCCATAATATTTTTTGTTCGAGCGGCCTTACGGTTCTTAATTGTAGTGCTTTCATCAACAACGACCATATTGTCGGGGTTCTTTAGTAAAAACTCATACGCCGCTTTAGTACCTTTGCTTGTAGAGAAAGCTTCGACATTCATTACAAAAAATTTTAAATCATTTGTCTTATGCAATGTGATGTGGTTTAATTCTTCAGCAAACTTTTTGGAGGAGGAGGGCGTCCATCTACACACTATTCTAGCAATTCTATCTGGCAGATGATTAGGTATCTCACCTAAAATCCAATTATCGTACACACCTTTTGGTGCAATGATAAGGACCGCATTAATTTTATTGCATTCATACAGCACCGCAATATTATCTATAGCAACCTTACTTTTACCAGTGCCCATTTCCATCAAATAAGCATAAAAAACCTCTGCCCAAGAATCTTCTAAAACTTTTTTTTGATGCTCATAAGGCTTTGTTTTGTAAAGGTAACCATTGAATTTATCTGACATAATACGATTTTCCTAGTTAATACTGTTGACAATACCTTATAGAAAGGTTTAAAAGGAAAGGCAAGCACTAAAAACGTGCTTTAATCAAGAGAGGTAAAACATGAATGATAATGTACTAAAAATGATGGAGGATGACTTCGAGAAGACCGAAGCCACTTCTATCGAAAAGGTAGACCAGAAAGGTCTAAAAACTGTAGCAGAAATTGCGAGAATGATTATGGCTCAAGAGGCAAAACTAGCCGATCTTGAGCAACAAGCAAAAGATGCTAAAAAAGAATTGCTTCAACTGACTGATAACGAACTGCCGAATATGTTAGCAGAAATTGGTTTAAGCAAAATGACACTAGATGATGGGTCAGAGGTTACTGTGAAACAAACCTATGGTGCCTCAATTCTAGTGGCTAATCGTCCTAAAGCTTATGAATGGCTACGCGAGCATGGTTACGACGACATAATAAAGAATGTTGTGTCATGCCAGTTTGGTCGTGGAGAAGACGAAAAGGCACTCGCATTTAAAGCGGTTGCAGAGAACGAGGGTTATCCGGCTGACCAAAAGACGGACATTCACAGCGGCACGTTACGCGCTTTTGTTAAAGAGCGTTGTGAAGCAGGGGATGATTTTCCAATGGAACTGTTTGGGGCCTACATTGGGCAACGAGCTATTATAAAGAGGAGTAAGTAAATGGCAAAAGAAGTAGCTAATAAAAAAGGTGGAGACGTTCAGGCGTTTGATCCATCTATGTTCGAGGCCGATGCGGGTAAAGGAATGGAAGGAATGGGTCAGGAAGATCTGGCGCTACCCTTTCTCAAAGTCCTGTCTGGTAATGATGCCGTTTTGGATACGCATGAAACTGCGCGGAAAGGCGATATCTATAATACTGTAAGCGGAGACGTTTATGTTGGGAAAGAAGGTATTCGAGTTATACCATGTGCTTATCAACGACGGTTTATAGAGTGGATGCCCAGAGGCCAAGGAAGTGGCGCTCCAAAAAATATCTTTGAGCCTAACGAACCAAGACCTGAGACTAAAAAACTCTTTGAAACTACAAATGATCCAAAGGATCGAGACGACTACAAAGACTATGTTGTAGATGGCGATGGTTCATACATTGAAGAAACACATCAACATTTTGTTGTTATCCTAAAAGAGGACGGTAGTTCTGAAACAGCGTTGATTGCTATGAAGTCTACTCAACTCAAAAAAAGTAGAAAATGGAACTCTATGATTTCCTCCACAACGATGGTCGGTGCTAACGGACCTTTCTCGCCACCACGTTTCAGTCACATTTATGTGTTGAAAACAATTGGTGAGGAAAACTCCAAAGGCAGTTGGCATGGTTGGGAAATGTCGAAAGAGGGGCCGATTTCAGATGCGGCTCTGTACGCGCAATGTAAAACTTTTTCAGAAAGTATATTGAGCGGTGATGTTGTCGTAAAGCATAGCAACGATGAGGTTGCCGACAGTAAAGACATTCCATTTTAATCTACACGGCGGTGCTTCGGCATCGCCGTCCACTAACCTTTAGGATTTTTTATGTCAGTTGAAAAATTTAGTCGTATCTTTGATGGCCTAAAAGAAGCCTACGGTACGTTTAGGATTGAAAAAAAACAGTCAAATGGCAAGAATGCAGGCAAAGCGGCAATCCTCCGCGAACCAAGGACCAAAGCACTTTGGGAAGGACATCTATCAGGAGATGGCGTTTCTGTAGGGATTATACCTATTAATGAGGACAACAACTCAAAATGGGGTTGTATAGATGTAGATCAGTACCCGTTAGATCATACGAACTTAGTTAAGAAGATTAGAGCGTTAAAACTACCCCTCATTGTATGTAGATCAAAGTCGGGTGGAGCGCACTGTTTTTTGTTTACAAAGGATTGGATTGAAGCCCGTGATATGCAAGCGGCCCTTCAACACATGTCTGCCGCACTAGGGTATGGCGGATCAGAAGTATTTCCAAAGCAGATAAAATTACACTTAGATCGTGGAGATGTGGGTAACTTTTTAAATTTACCATACTACAACGCAGAGGATGGCTTGCGCTACGCATTCAAAGATGATGGTACAAGCGCCACCCTTGAAGAGTTTTACGAGCTTTATGAAACGCATGTACAAACCTTGGAAGAAGTGCAGAAGCTTCAAGTTACGGAGGTGCAAGAGACAGACCTTTTAAAGGATGGTCCACCTTGTTTGCAGATTTTGTGCAGATCAAAGATTAGTGAAGGCGGTCGCAACAACGGCCTATTCAACATAGGTGTGTATCTTCGCAAAGCTTTTCCAGATAGTTGGGAAAACGAGATCTTACAATATAATATGAACTATCTTGATCCACCTCTACCGTTGGCAGAAGTTAACATTGTAGCCAAACAACTTGATCGAAAAGACTATATTTATAAATGCACAGATGCTCCAATAAATGCACATTGTAACAAGGATTTGTGCAGAACTCGCAAATTTGGTGTGGGAGCCGCTGTACAGGGTGTTACAGTGGCAAACTTGCGTAAGTATAACAGTACCCCTCCTGTCTGGTTTATGGACGTGCAGGGCGAGCCCCTTGAGTTAGATACAGATGCGCTTCTTAATCAGACCGTGTTTCAAAAAGCATGTATGGAGCAGTTGAACTTTATACCACGCACGGTTGCCAAGCCTGCTTGGGAAGGACGTATTTCTGCGTTAATGACGGAGATGAAAGACAATGAAAGTGCTATCATCGAAGTATCGCAAGACGCCAGTACGTCTGGTCAGTTCTTTGACTATCTCGAAGAGTTCTGTCGTTTTTTACAGCAAGCGCAAGACAAAGAAGAGATCTTACTCCGCCGCCCATGGACCGACGAGGAAGAGTCTATAACCTACTTTAGGTTAAGAGATTTTGAAGCGCATTTAAGAAAGAACAAGTTTTTTGAATATAAATCGCATAAGATAGCTCAACGCTTGCGCGACATAAATGGTGAAAGTGTTGTGCTTAAAATAAAAGGACGGGCCGTCCGTGTCTGGAAGATACCTTCGTTTGATAGATCAGACATAGATATCTCGCCGCCAAAGTTTAAATCAAAGGAGGAACCGTTCTAATGTTAATAGCAGATGGCTTTGATAAAGCCTTTATAGGGGTGGGTCACAGATCGGGGTGTCACGACGTTGCGGTCTACGATTATGATAAGTGCGCTCGTATCTTAATGAAACGGGATAAAATGAGTATTGAAGATGCGTATGAGTTCTTAGATTTCAACGTTGTTGGTGCATGGGTGGGGGAACAAACGCCTATATTTTTAGAAAAAAGAAAATTAAAGGAGATAAGAGAACATGGAGAATGACGACAAAGATATGGAGATACAAAGGCTTCGAGAGTTGCTTGAACTCCAAAACAAAGTTCTGTCGCAAGATGTGGGTGATCACAAGGCGTGGACAATTGAACGGCGTAACTTAGAAATCTTCCGATTGCGGAAGCAACAATACCTAAAGTTGCAAGCCATTGGAGATCGCTTTGATTTAAGTAAAGAGCGCGTCAGGATTATTGTAAAAAATATGGAAGATAAGGGATACGATGTTCAGAATTTTCGGCCCTCCGGGCACGGGGAAAACAACGAAGCTTCTTGACATGGTAGACCAGAACTTATCGGCGGGCGTTGCTCCGACGAATATTGCATTTCTGGCCTTTACACGCAAAGCGGCAAACGAAGCAAAAGAACGGGCGTCGGCACGGTTTAACCTCGATCCGCAAAAAGACCTGTTCTACTTTAGAACGTTGCATTCCCTTGCCTTAACACTAACCGACATCCGCGCCGAACAGGTTTTACAAAACGAGCATTATAAAGAGTTGGGGGATGCTATTGGCGTAAGCTTTGGTGTAAATAAGCGTAGCGGTATGGAGGATATGCCCGAAATGAACCGATCTAGCGATCCTGTGCTATCTCTCATAAGCCTCGCTACCCTCCGAAAAGTACCCCTGCGCGAGCAATATAACGAAAGTCGCATTGACGTTGATTGGAATACCGTTGCCTACATTGCTGAAGCTCTCAAGAATTACAAAGAAGAGTTCAACATGTATGACTTCACAGACATGCTAAAGCTCTTTGCGGAGACAGGTGACGCCTGTTGCCCCCACTTTGCAGTAACTTTCTTAGACGAAGCGCAAGACCTATCCCCCCTCCAATGGGATATTGCACATATGCTCGATAAAAAATCTGAGCGAATGTACTGTGCAGGAGATGATGACCAAGCGATTTATAGATGGGCAGGTGCAAACGTCGATCATTTCATTAATTTAAATGGTTCGTCCGAAACCCTATCGCAATCCTACCGTGTACCCACAAACGTTTGGGGCATAGCGCAAGGCATTGCCAAACGTATTCATCGACGTTTTCCTAAAGATTATAAGCCCCGTGAGGAAAGCGGTATGGTGAAACGAATATCTACTTTATCAGAACTAAACATGGCCCACGGCACATGGCTCATTCTGGCACAAGCAGGTTATCAATTACAAGAAGTGGCAACCGAGTTAAAATCATCGGGCAGATTATTTAACTTTAGAGGCCACCGTAGTGTTTCCGAGCGCGTCAGTATCGCGGTCAACGGGTGGGAGCAAGTGAGATCGGGAAAATCCGTGCTTGGAAACGCTGTTAAATCAATTTATTCGTTTATGTCTACAAAAGATCGTATCGCCAGAGGTTTTAAAAGATTGTCTGGGCTTGATGAAGATAACTTCTACACCTTTAAGGATCTTGTTGAGGATCACGGGCTTCTGGCAACAAAAGAAATGATCTGGCACGAAGCGATGGATAAAATGCCAGAAAGAGATAGAGCCTATATCGTGGCAATGCTTCGGCGCGGAGAAAAGTTTAACGGCGTTCCCCGCATCAACGTGTCCACGATCCACGGCTCTAAAGGCGGGGAGGCAGATAATGTTGTGCTGTTTACAGATCTGTCTCCTGCCGCCGACGAATCCATGCGGATTGATGGTGACGATGTCCACCGAACCTTCTATGTTGGTGTTACTCGCACGAAAGAAAATTTATTTATCGTTGAACCCGAAGATATATCAAGGAGTTATCATCTATGAAACGAGAAGAAATACTACAAAAAGCGGAAAAACTTATTAACGGACCACGGGCCAAGGACTACGGCGATGCTTACGAAAACCATGCAAGAATTGCTGACGGGTGGAATGTCATTGTAAACGGAGCTATGTTAAGTCATGGTTATTTAACGCCTGCCCACGTTATTTTAATGATGGATTGGCTTAAAACAAGTCGTCTTGTAGAAACAATAGACCACGAGGATTCTTGGATCGACAAAGCAGGATATACGGCACTGGGGGCAGAGTTTGTTAGTCGAGACGCTCGTCCTGTAAAAAAAATTATTGAGGAAATAAAAAAAGATGGCAAGCTTACAAATGGCGCTCTTCGTTCCAAAAAGTGAATGGGTTCCACCCGCAGAACTACCCGATATCTTTAATGCTAAGAAAATAGCCATCGATGTAGAAACAAAAGATCCAAACCTTAAAACTAACGGTCCGGGATGGGCAACGGGTGACGGGGAAGTGATTGGATATGCTGTAGCAACCGAAGACTGGTCTGGTTACCTACCTATCAGGCATGTCGGTGGCGGAAACTTAGACGAGCGGATCGTCAATAAGTGGCTTAAAAAGGTGTTTGAATGCCCCGCAGATAAAATCATGCACAACGCTCAGTACGATGCAGGGTGGATTAAACGTATGGGCTTTACTCTTAACGGGCGCATTGTTGATACGATGGTTGTTGCATCGCTCTTGGACGAAAACAGATTTAGTTACAGTCTAAATGCCTTGGCCTACGACCTACTCAATAAAACTAAATCAGAAAAAGGTTTAAAAGAAGCCGCAATATCGTTTGGTGTTGACCCAAAATCAGAGATGTACAAGCTTCCAAGCCAGTTTGTGGGCCCCTATGCTCAAGCGGATGCCGAACTGACTTTGGAACTATGGAATTATTTTTCGATGCAAATCGGAATACAGGATTTGTGGTCGGTTGTTAATTTGGAATTGGATTTACTGCCCTGTTTGGTGGATATGACATGGCGCGGAGTGCGTGTTGACCAAGACAAAGTAGAAATTACTAGAGATAGTCTGTTAAAAAGAGAACAACAATTGCATTTGGACATTAAAAAAATGGTCGGAAGTGAGGTTGAGATCTGGGCGGCCCAATCGTTGCAAAAAGCTTTTGATAAACTAGACATATCATACCCTCGTACAGAGAAGGGAGCGCCTAGTTTTACAAAAAGTTTCCTCACAGACAACAAACACCCTCTCGCGCAAGCTATTGTACAAGCAAGAAGTCTCAATAAAACCTCTGGTACGTTTATCAATACTATTATGAAGCATTGTAGATCAGATGGTCGTATACATTCTCATATAAATCAGATCAGAAGTGACGACGGGGGTACTATTTCTGGGAGGATTTCAATGAATAATCCGAATCTACAGCAAATTCCTGCGCGTGACCCCGAAATGGGGCCTTTAATACGTTCGCTCTTTTTACCTGAAGAAGGGGAGAAGTGGGCTTCAATAGATTTCTCGCAACAAGAACCGCGGATCTTGGTTCATTACGCTTACGTTTACGGAAAGAGTAGAGCAATTCCGTTGGAAGGAGTACAAGAGTTTGTGGATAACTACCGTAACGACCCAAGCACAGATTTCCACACGCTAGTGGCTGAGATGGCGAATATCCCTCGAAAACAAGCCAAGACAATAAATCTGGGAATTATGTACGGTATGGGTGTGAACAAATTGTCTGATCAGATGGATATAGATTTAGACGAAGCTCGTGCGTTAATAAAAAAATACCACAACCGCGTTCCATTTGTAAAAGGACTGATGAACGGCGTTATAAATAGATTGAATGACAAAGCATCTTCAGGCTCAATCCGATCTTTAATGGGCCGAAAGTGTAGGTTTGACACATGGGAACCAACCTCTTTTGCGATGCACAAAGCTTTACCCTACAAAGAAGCTGTAAAAGAACATGGTGAAACGACAGCTTTAAGACGCGCCTACACATACAAAGCTCTCAATCGCCTTATTCAAGCCTCCGCCGCCGACATGACAAAGAAAGCAATGGTGGATATATACAAATCGGGCCGAACACCACTGATCCAGATCCACGACGAGATGGCAATGTCGATAAAAGATGAGGCTGAGGCGAGAGAAGTACGCGATATTATGGTAAACGCACTACCCTTAGAAATACCCAACAAATGTGACATCGACTACGGTTTAAGTTGGGGCGAAGCAGAAGAACTGAAGGAGGATACATGAACGGACTGATGGTAATAAAAAAACAAAATAAACTTTGGGCAGACTTTTTAAGAAAAGAAATCGATTTTTTATGTAATCGAATTGATAATAAAAAAGCAGGTCAGGGTCATCTTTATACAACAATAAAAGTTTTAGAAAATCGTGTTAAAGAACTCGAAAAAGAATAAAAGCTTGTACATTACTATATAATCTTATATACTCTTACAAATTAGCAGATGGAGCGCACGATGGATACGACAAAATGGAAAAGTATACTTGTTCCTGTGGACATTTACAAAGAAATAAAAGATTTGAGCCAAGCAGAAGGCCGAACTATTTCTGGTCAGCTTAGAATTATCCACGAAACTTTTAAAAAAGTAAATCCACCCGTTCGCAACGTTTATGTCGAAGATTGATTTTGATCCTGATGACGTTATGTGTAAAGCACTAAACGATGACCAATGCCCACGGTGTTACCATTTTTTAAAAAGAGTTGATACAAAAGACAGCTATCAACAAAAAAGAGTGTGTTTAATCTGTAATTTTGAAATTTTGGACACTTTATCGGTTTTACCATAAAAGGGGTTGCAATCCCATAAAATCTGATATACTGTAATGGGTAGCGTACTGACGACGCTTAACTTTTTTGTCAAAGTTATACTGATAATATCGACTCCTAAATTCAAACCCTCATCTTAGTAAAATAAGGTGGGGGTTTTTTACTGTTGACACAGTTGAAAAAAACCTTTACTGTTATAGTATGCAAAAATCAAAAGAATACCGCCAAATAAAAAAGAACGATCTTTCTGTGCGTCCAATTACACGCCGATCTGCATTGCCATTTATCATTGACAGGCATTATATGCACAGAGTTCCACCTATTAGTGAAGCTTTTGGTTTATTCAATAGTGATAAGATGATTGGCATAGTGACTTATGGAATTAGCGCATCCACTACTTTAAGACGCGGGGTTTGTGGGGATGAGCAGGCTTCTAACGTCTATGAGTTGACACGACTTTGGACTGAAGATGATGCCCCGCATAATGCAGAAAGTTTTTTAATAGCCGCATCAATTAAAATGCTCGACAAAGAAATTATTGTGACCTTTGCAGAGATAGATGCGGGGCATGTTGGAACAATTTACCAAGCGGCAAATTTCTTTTACTGTGGGCTGTCAGCTAAGTTTAAAGATCCTAAAGTTAAAGGATTAGAACACCAACATCATACAACTTACGCCCGTGGCATGAATATGGCGCAAATCCGCGAAAAGTATGGCGCAGAGAATGTTTACTATGTCGATAGACCTCGCAAGCACCGATATGTCTTTTTTAACGCAAAGAAAAAAAGACGAAAAGATTTAATCAAGGCTTTAAAGTATCAAGTTTTGCCTTATCCAAAACAATGACAAAGGAGGAGTTATTAGAAAATGAGTAATTATGACATAAAGCCAACCGTGTTGGCATTTGACGAAAAAACAGGGATGTATACACAGGTTGAACGTGTAATTACAAACCAACAACAAGCCGACCAGTTCTATCTGGAACTGTCCGATAAAATTTCACCAGAAAACATCCATGAGGATGGTCAAATTACGCTACATGAGGCGGATGCAAAATATCTTGCAATACTAAAAACCATTTTAAAATTAAATAAACGTTTTACGCCGCCCGAAGAACTTCGTGAGTGTTCCGATGACCCCGACGCTTTCTTTGATACCAAAAATGTAATTGCAAATAATTTTACACATGGAAGGGAGTTATCTTATGACTAACATTTGTCAAGCGATTGAAGAAGAGTTGATATGTATAAAACTGGCTGAAGATAATGGTCAAGATATGCTTTTGGGTTATGGATCAAATTATGGATCAGGTATGAATTTGGCTAAATGGCGCGATATTCTTTTACACCCTGAGACAATGAGAATAGAAGTGTCCCAAGAGTTTGCACGGACGTGTGTAGAGCTTTTACGCAACGCTGTAGATGAGGGAACAATAGATCAAACTTATAAAGTTAAACACCCAGTAGTAATGTATATTAATGACATAACAAATGACGGCACAGAACATTTATCAGATGGTGTATTTATTCTTAATTATTCTGGTGGGCATAAAGCGTGGGTTAAGGATATAACCCGTATTTCTAAGGTCGCAAATAGAGAAGTTGGTGTTTCAATACCTTTGTCAGAAAAAGATACTTATAATCCCGAAATAATAAAAAAAATGGGTGCGAATATAAATGAAATACGAAAATGGCTAAATGTCGCCAACACAGACCTTGCCGCTGTTCTATATGTTATGAGCCAACCTAATTTTGTAACTCAAACAACTGTGGGTTCTAGCAATGTTCGTAAAAAATTAGAAAAGAAAAAGGGCATACCAAAAGAAAGATGGAGCCGCATACAATGGAACGTAGGTGAACACGTTCAAAGAGAAGTCCGTGAAACGATGGGCGAAGAACATTGCACCGCACTACATCGAGTGCGCGGTTTTTATCGAAAAGCAAAGTCACATTACAATAACGTCACAAAAATTGACGGAAAATGGTTCCAATGGATTGAACCCTTTTGGCGTGGGCATCCTGCGTTTGGGATCGTTAAAAGTTCTTATGCACCAAAAATAGAGGAGAAAATATAATGGGATTAGATATGTATTTGAGTGGAAGTCATTTTAATGCAACTTTAATTAAAAAGGAGGATGGTTCATTTGAAGAAAAAGATCGCCCTCTTCTTGAGGATAAATACCCTATTGAGTCCCACGATATTTTATTGGGATACTGGAGAAAGCATCCTGATCTTCATGGAATGATTGTGGAGACATTTGCCGATAGCGTAGATGAGTGTCAAAAAATTCCTCTGACTAAGGATCAATTACAGGTAATTATCGACGCGGTTAAATCTGATAATTTGGTCAAAGATCACAATGGTTTCTTTTTTGGTAACTCTACAGAAAATGGTAGCTATTCAAAAGAAAGCAAAGACGAGACTATTAAAAATTTTGAGTTAGCGATGGAGTTTCTTGAGGAAGATGAACATTGGCGCGATGTTTGGTATCGAGCGTCGTGGTAAAATTTAAATTGAAAGGAAAAGACTATGTCTAAATATTCTCAAAAATTAATTGATAAAGCGCATGATCTTGCGTTTCGAGGCGAGCTTTCAAACAAAGCTATCGCTAAAAAACTGAAGCTCACCCTTAATCAGTTGCGTTATATTATTTACGAAAAACACGACAGTGGCGCGTGGATTAAAGAAATGGAGGCTCTAAAAATACCAAGGAAAAAAGAGCCTACGATTACGGAAAGTTTCTTGGACTTTTTTATTGCGGAGGATTTCAGATAATGGAATTAGAATTAAAAAATATCAAGCACAGTAAATGGGCAAGTCAGGAAACCCCTTGTTACCAAGCAATTTTATATGTCGATGGTAAACCATTTGCCTACGTTGGAAATGACGGGCATGGCGGTTCAGATCATTTTAACCATGACCCACGGTTCAGAGATCTTTCACGGTGGAAAGCGATCTACAACGACTTGAAAGTTTTTTGTGCGGATAAATTCCGATGGACTATGGGAGATGGATGGGTTGAAGGTAGTATTGAAATTGCGTGTAATGAGTTATTAACCGATCATTTAATTCGCAAGGATTTTAAAAAGTGTTTGCAGAAACCTTGTTTCGTGGAGGGTGATAAAATTGTTTATTATAATATTTCCTCAAAAACTCCTGATATTTTTAACAGGATTAGAGAACAGGTAAAAAATCCAAAGTTGAGATTTTTAAATGAAATGCCAGAAGATTTAGCGTTTAAAAAATATAAGGAGGTGGCGTAATGGACTATGAATTAAGAATATCTAAAAATTGGCAATCGTCCAAATCTGATATATCCCTCGATATTGATTTAATATCGTGGGAGAAAAACGGTAGTGGAATGAAAATGAGCCGCGGCTCTGGTGTCAATAAAAAAGAGGCCAAATGCATTGTGGAAAAACAACAACGCCTCTATGGTGCGTATATAAAATATGCCACACCCGATGTAGAAAAGTTTTATCAAGGAGGTGACTAATGTCAGAGTATAAAATATTGCCCCGTTCTGAAGTGGAAAAACTTGTTGAGGAATGGATTGACGATAAAAAAATTTATGCAACTTACGGCAAAGATGATGAAGGTTTGTTTCAAGTTAACTTTATTGTAAAGGAGAGTAACTAATGCCAAAGCATTCAAAAAAACCATCAATAAGGTTCGCAAATTAAATCTAGATCCAACGCTTACATCCAAAGAAATAGCGCGAAAATGTAAGCTATCTCTAGGTCAAGTTAATTACATTCTCTATCAACTCGAAGAACTAGAGCATAGCGCGAAAGAAGATGTGTCGGAGTTCGTAAAAGAAATCCCCGTCCAAAAAATGTCGCTCAAAACTTACTTCGATAAAAAGGACGCACCTGAACCCGTCGAACCACCTACCGTAGGTGGTAGACTATCCCGCTTCTTTAAGAAGTTTCTGGGCGGGTAAAATAGTCCACGGATCACGGATCAAAGATCGCGGCCCACGGGCCGCTTTTTTTGTTTTTGATTTTAGGTGCGACATTCTGTCCTATTTACTAAGTTGACTTTATAATATATATTAGTTTTAGGGCAAACGATCAGCCCGACGCTCTTTGACATCGTTAGTAGGCTTTCTGATAGGAAGTTGTTCGTCAGGCAACATCCTTTAAGGCGACGAGACAATTCTGTCTTGAAACCGATGACCAGACTTCTTTTAATTTAGGAGGACATTTTATGTCTAAATTTGTTTATAATGACGGCGGTCGAGAGGCCGCAGGCTACAAAGGCACAGCAGGCGACTGCGTTTGTCGTGCTGTAGCTATTGCCGCAGAACTTCCTTACCAAGAGGTTTATGACCGGCTGGCAGAAGGAAACGCCGCGCAACGTAAATCGAAGCGCAACAAAGGCAAGCAATCACGATCCGCTCGCAACGGTATTTATACTACGCGTAAATGGTTCAAAGATTACATGCTTGAGCTTGGGTTTGTCTGGACACCAACAATGACTATCGGGTCAGGGTGTAAAGTTCACCTTAGAGCCGACGAACTACCGTCTGGTCGTTTGGTTTGCAATGTGTCTCGTCATCAAGTCGCAATAATCGACGGTGTTATCAACGACACTTACGATTGTAGTCGAGAAGGCACGCGGTGCGTGTACGGCTATTGGCGACGATAAGTATATCGAAACTGTGCCTTTAATCTAATAATTAGAGGGGAGCTTCGGCTCCCCTTTTTTTGTTTAAAACACAAAGTTACTTATATAGGATCTGAGAGAAAAAATATTTTATTTTTATTTTAAATAGGTGTTATTGGTGTAACTGATGTAACTTACTATATAAACAAGGTTTCAAGTTAGGTTACAATTTTAATTCAAGTTACAAATTTAATGTAACAACAGTTCTTATTTGGCAAAAGTGCCTTAGTGTGATCTGAAAAGTTTTTTAAAAAAAATTATTTTTTGACAGTATATAAGTAATTACGTTACAAACCAATTAACTAAGATTAACATTGGAGAACAAAATTGCCTAAACGTTTGAAAAAATCTGATCCGTTGCCGCCTCAAAAAAAACCGAATGGAAGGCCACCAGTGTCTGTCAGAACTCCACTAACACGAAAGCAAGAATTGTTTGTAAAAGAAATTGTCAGTAAAGATGGTCAGATTACTTTGCGCGAGGCGGCGATTAACGCAGGGTTTGCAAAAGGTAGCGCCCACAGCCGCGCTTATGAAATGACGAACCCTCACATCTGTCCCCATGTGGTGGCTGAAATTAAACGATATAGAAACGAACTTGATGAGAAATTCGGGGTTACTTATCAAAGGCATCTGAGGGATCTTCAAGTCATTCGGGATGAAGCTTTAGAAAACGGGGCATACAGTGCCGCAGTTCAAGCTGAAAAAGCTAGAGGGCTTGCCCAAGGTGATATCTATATTAATAAATCGGAAATTAGGCACGGTAGTATTGACAGTATGACAAAAGAAGAAGTTCAAAAAGCATTGCAAGAACTGAAAGAACAATATGAACCATCCAATATTATCGATATAACACCTGATGTTGAAGATACACACAACAGCACAGAAGCCAGAGAGCCTGTTCTATCAACAACTAAAAGCGGGAGCAAAAAAGCTCCAGAGAAAGCTTCTATTCACTAGACTTGAATCTTGGGCAACACTTGGAGTTCCAGATCTGTTATTGGCTGATGAGCAAGGCAGGTTCGGGATGGTCGAATTAAAGTATACTACAAGTAATACGGTAGGCCTCAGACCTCATCAGGTGGCTTGGCTGACGAAACATTCTCACACCAGTTCTTGGATATTAGTTAAACAGTCTAAAAAAACTGTTGATACGTTATTTGTGTTTAAAGCTTCCGATGCTTTGAATTTAAAGACGGGCGGTTTGAAGTCCGTAAGCCCTGTTTATTCTTGTAAAGCGCCTTTCGATTGGCAAAAAGTTTTTACAACTATCTGTTGACGTTATTTAAGATATCCCATATTATTCTAGATGTCATAAACATTTAGAGAGTGAGATGAAAGATGAGTAAAAGAAATGTGGTCTGATAACCTTAAAATATTTTTAATACAGATGTTTGGACATGAGATAAAAACTAAGTCGAATTTTAAACGG